GACACGAAGATAAACAACAAGCTGAACAACGACTTCTTCTCGGAGATTATCGACACGAAGGTCGGGTACTTCATGGGGGTTCCGGTAGTGTACGAGACGAACTCGAAAGACTTCGAGGACTTCGAGCTGAGAAACCGGCTGGAACTCCTTGACTCGGAAACCGTGAAGCTGGCCACGATCTGTGGCACGGCCGCGAGGCTTCTGTATGTCGACACCGAGGCACAGATCCGCGCTATGAACATCTGGCCCTGGGAATGCATCTGGGTGATGGACCGCTCCATCGACGAGGTCCAGTTCGCTCTCAGATACTATGACATGGAGTACGTGAAACCTGACGGCTCGACAGAAACAAGGGAACGGGTCGAGTGGTATGACAAAGAGAAGGTAACATACTACATCAAGACCGAGAATGGCTACGTCCTGGACGACACGGAAAAACTTAATCCGCAGACTCACTTCTTCAGTTATGTTCCTCTGATCGAGTACCCAAACAACCTCGAACGTCTGGGTGACTCCGAGAAAGTTCTCAGTCTCATCGACGCATACGACAGGAAGGAGTCGGACCTCGACTCCGAGCTTGAACAATGGAGACTGGCGTATATGAAAGTTCTCGGCGCGGAACTAACGAAGGAAGTCATCAAGGAAGCGCTCAGGACCGGGGCTTACAACTTGCCGGACGGCGCGGACATGGCCTTCATCGAGAAGAACATCAACATCGAAGCCGTGGATTCACACCTCAATCGCCTCGAAGCCAACATTCTCAGATTCTCCAAGTCTGTCAACTTCGCCGACAAAGAATTTACCAGCGACATCTCGGGCGAGTCGAGAAAGTACAAGCTCCTGTCGCTTGAGAACAAGTGCATTACGACAGAGCGACAGTTCTCGGCAAGCAATCAGAGAATGTTCAAGGTCCTGGCCTCGGCTCCGGCATTCAACCTTGACTGGCTGAATGTCACGCAGAGGTTCACTCGAAACCTTCCTGTCAGTCTGGAGAAAGACGCTCAGGTCCTCGCCACGCTCAAGGGCATCGTGCCGGATGAGATTCTATACTCCCTCGCTTCGTTCATCGACGATCCAAAAGAGGTTATCAAGATGATGGACGAGCAGAGAGAGAAGCAGATGAACTACTACCCGCCTGTGAACCTCGAAGAGGATGAGGACGATGGCGAGACTGACAACTAACGGAGCGTTCGGAGACTTTGATAAGTGGTACGAAGGATTCACGAATCGACAGCTCAAAGAACTGAAGAACGCATACAGAGACTCGCTCTACGATGTGAAGAAAGAGCTTGAAAAATACTATAAACAATTCTCGAAGAAAGGCGTACTCACACTCGCAGACATGCAGAAGTACGACCGACTTCGAAAGATGCAGAGAGACCTTGACGCTGCGATCTTAGAACTCTCACGTACTCAGAGCAAAGAGGTTCAGGCTCTTCTATCTGAGGTTTATTCAGAAGGATACAACCGCATGGGCTGGATCGCAGAACAGGCCACAGGAATCAATCTTAGATGGTATCAGCTCCCGAAAGACTACATCAAAAAGGCGATCCAGAATCCAGTCTCGGGTCTCACACTCAACGAGATCCTGGAGAAGAACCGTCAGGAGATCCTCTGGCGAATCAGGCAGGAAGTCACGCAGGGGCTGATAAAAGGCGAGAGTTACTTCGACACGGCCGAACGGCTTAAGGAAGCGCTTGAAGGGAACTACGCGAAGGCCCAGAGAATCGTCTGGACCGAGAGTCACAGATGCAAGGAAGAAGCGCAGCTCGAAGCCATGCAAAAGATGCAGGAGAAAGGGGTCGAAGCCAAGAGAATGTGGGTAGCCACGCTCGATGACAGGACCCGCGACACTCACAGAGAGCTGGACGGTCAGATGGAAGACAAGGACGGATACTTCCATATTCGCGGCCTAAAAGCGCAGGCTCCCGGAATGTTCGGAGTAGCGTCTGAAGATATCAATTGTAGGTGTACAACGATCTTCGTATTCGAGGGCAGCGAACCTCGTACCAGGATGATTCAAGGCAAGGGAATAAGCGATTACATAACATACAGCGAATGGAAGAGGCAGAAGAAACTAAACAATACAACACTCTGAGGGCATATGGCACTCGGAGGGACAGGAGATATATATATGGCAAGCGAAGAACTAACTAAGGCACTGGAAACAATCAGTGCGAACCTCAAAGCACCAGAAGTAAAGGAATTCACATCGAAGTTCAACCCATTGGCGACCGTCACTAAAGACAATGTGGGTGAATTTGTCGAGAAGAACGACGTGCTGAAAAGCTATCGCGATTCTTTCCACACGAAGGGTCTTGAGACATGGAAGGCAAACAACCTCAAGAAACTCGTTGATGAAGAACTCGCAAAAGCCAATCCGCAGGAAACCCCGGAACAGAAGAAGATCAGGGAGTTGGAAGCCCGACTCAACGAAGAATCGGCAGCGAGAAAGAAGGAAAGCCTCAAGAATCTTGCCATCAAGAAGCTCACCGAAAAGAAGCTCCCTGTTGACATAGTCGACAACCTGATCGGTTCTGACGAGGAGAGCACGGAGAAGACACTCACGGCGTATGAGCAGGCTTTGGAGAGCTACAAAAAAGCGCTCACGGAGCAACTGCTCAAGAATAACGGTCGAGATCCCATCAACCCCGATCCTGCGCCGGGAATGATAACCCGCGAGCAGGCGAGGGAAATGGCCAAGAAAGACCCAGCCAAGTTCAACAAGTTGTTCGAAGAAGGAAAAATCAAACTCTAAGGAAGGTGAAAAGCAATGCCAGTAGATAACTTCATTCCCGAGATATGGAGTACTAGACTCATGCGGCATCTCGACAAGAATCTCGTGTTCAAACAGCTCGTGAATACAGATTACGAAGGCGAGATTAAAGCCGCCGGAGATACAGTCAGAATCAACCAGATAGGCAATATTACAGTAAAGCCTTACGTTAAAAACGTCGCGATCGCGGATCCCGACCAGCTCGATTCCGCCCAACAGCTTCTCCTCATCGACCAGCTCCACTATTACAACTTTTATGTCGATGACGTGGACGCTGCCCAGTCAAATGTCACACTGATGGATAAGGCTATGGCCAGAGCCGCTTACGCTCTTGCGGACCTGATTGACCAGGATATCGCAGGTCTTCACGGGGGCGCGGGCATAACGATGGACGACGGCGGAGCCGCTTATTCAGTCGGCAATGGAGCCGGAGATGATAACCCCTACGACCTTATAGTCGATGTTGGTGTCGAGATGGATGAGCACAACGTTCCCAGAGAGGGTAGATGGATAGTCATTCCGCCCTGGTACCACGGAGTCCTTCTCAAGGATGACGATTACAAGCAGGCATGGCAGAACTACATGGCCACAGGAGTCGTCCCCGTAGTCGCCGGATTCTCCGTGCTCTGGTCCAACAACCTCGATATCGCAGCCGGAGGCACAGATTACCACGTCCTCGCAGGGACCAGAGAGGCTATCAGCTTCGCCGGCCAGGTCAACAAGACCGAGGCGTACAGAGTCGAGAAGATGTTCGCGGACGCGATCAAGGGACTCTACGTGTACGGCCGCAAAGTCGTTCAGCCCACTTGCCTCGTCGATCTTCTTGTGGCAAAGGCTTAAGAGGTGACATCATGAGAAAACTTGCAACGATACTTGTTATTATCGCCCTCCTGGTCGGAGGGCTTACTTTTGGCACGACCATCACGGCCACGCCGGTTGAGGTTACAGGCCTCGATTTCGTGGAGTTCGATATAAGCGACATGACAACCCTCACGCTGGTGGCTACGACCTCGACCAACGTCTCGACGGACACATACGCCTGCACATTCAATTTCGCGTATGACTCGCCGCGGATAGGCATTATGTTTGAAATCGATCCTAAGCTCTCTGATGCCTCGCCCACAGCTTACGCCACCAGTATAGTTATTGAAATTCTCCCGGGCGACTTTGGAGGTGCATCAAAAGGATCGCTGAGCACTACGCTCACCGGTACGGACACCACAAGTCTCCTGCTCGGCCCACTCGAAACCTTCCAGTTTTTGAAGTCGGGAGGCTATATTTCGGTGAAAGTCACCTGGAATGCAGTAGCCACGAACGGTGTACCTACCGTCGAGGTATATCTATTCAAGTTTGAATATTAACGAAGGGGCCTAGACGGCCCCTTTTTGGAGGTGCTAGAATGGCACTCCTGACATT